TCGTTTGTATATTTTTGGCATTTTTTGCCAAAGGGGAGTAACATATTAATAATGAATAAGTTATAAATACGCAACCCTCCCCCTTCCATCAACTCACTCAAAATCAGCAATTTACACGACACAAAAAACGGCTGTTAAAAATCCAAACTGTTTGTTAAAAATTTAACATTTGAAAAATCCCAAAAGGGTATTTGCCATAAGGGGAGATGAAACTAACATCCTGAGTATTAATGTAATAAAAAATAGACCAAAGATAGTTTTTAGTAAATTTGGTAAAATGTAAAAAAGTGCCTAATTTTGCATAGAAATAATTAAAAACAAGAAAATATGGATAAAAATGAAATTGTAAAAAAACTTGAAGAGTGCCTTGATGTATACAATGAGGCCATAGAAAGAGGAGGGATGTCTTACGAGAACGTTGAAACTTTCTTAAAGTACCTTGTGGAAAAGGATATTGACTGTGGTGTGTGTTATTGGTTTGCCGCTAACTGTGTTGGCGATACATACTTTGGTGTGATTGACACCATATCTAAGTACATTGACGCCTGTGTTTTTGTGTGTGAACCACCAATTATGTCAACCAATAAGCAAGAACAACTGTCTGCACTCAAGGTAAGAGTTAAATTGCTTGAAAAAATGATTAATGGAGAGAAAGATGAATAAGTTAATTTTTATAGCAGCGGCAACTCTAATCACCTCATGTGGTATCAGGGGAACGAAAGAGCCAATATGGGAAGTTAGTCAGGCTTGTGAATACGACATGTATGGCGATAGATTGCAGCTTACTGTTGAAACAAAATGCCGTATTGAGTACAGTAATGGTAATGTCTATTCTTTTATTTGTGGAGGCGTTGCCAAGAACGACATTGAAAAATACGAGCTTATGAAAGAACAGCTTGTGTTTGTGGACAGTATAATAAAAATTGGAAATAAATTTAGATAGTTATGGAATTACAAAGAGTTAAACTAGAAGCAGCGAAGCAGCTCAGAGAAGCTAACTTCCCCTTCTCATACAGTAATTGGGTGTATGAGGATGGGCTATTGGTTAAAGGTAAAACCTTTCCATTTAGTAGCCCCAGCGATTATGGGGACAAGTATCAACCTGCTCCCACATTAGAGTTAGTTAAGATGTGGTTTAGGGAGAGTCACAACATCCACATTGAGCCTATGCTTGGTGGCTTCATTGGAAGCGAAAAGTGTGATGAATATTTTTGTATGGTGCAAGATGACGATCTAGATATAGGGTTCTCAACCTACAATGAAGCCCTTGAAGCAGGTATTGTTAAAGCAATTAAAATCTTAAGAAATGAAGATTAAGATATATGTCAATAAGTACTCTTTTACAATCTTCGATGTGCTATCTAAAACAGATAAGGCAATAGAGGTTCAAAACAAAAGAGGCCATATATGGCTACCATTAAAAGCTTTAGAGAAGACTTGCGAAGCTATTGATGGAACTAACATAACACCCCATGAGGTATATAAGCTTGATGAGTGGTTCTTAAAGAAAGCAAGCAGAGAACAATTGTATGTATTATATTTAGAAGAATTATTAGATTAAATTATGGTATTTTCAACTTCAAAAATCTTTCCTGATGGGAAAGTTAGACACGTGTCAGTTAGCAAACATACTGACGTAGACCTCATGAGGAGTTCATGTGAGATGACATTTAATGGCAAGAGTAAACAATCTCTCCTTTCTATGTATGTTTCAGAGCACTCCCCAACTAGAACTCAAATGTTTTGGCTTGAGTTAAAAAATATTCCCCTCTACGTATCAACACACCTACTTCGTCATCATGTTGGCTCTCAACCATTTGCGCTAACACATAGAAATGACAGAATGGGCGGTGGATATGATCTACCAACACTGGTTAATGAGATTAAGGGTATGATGGACAATGTAGAGAGTGATAGTGACTACGAAGCTGTAAAAGATAAGCTTGACTTTATTTCAGATAACTGTGGTCGCAACACACCAACAGATCTTGGTTTGTGGATAAATGCTCAGTCTCTTATTGATATGGCAAAATCTCGCATTTGTTTGATGGCATCCAAGGAAACTCGCGATATTTTTGATATGGTCAAATCTACTATAATTGAAGTAGATCCAGATTTAGCCAAAATGCTTGTTCCTAAGTGTGTTTATCGAAATGGATTATGTGGAGAAGGCAAGAACTGTTGTGGCTTAAATAAGCGCATAGAATCGTCTGAATTTGCTTACTATAAAGAATTATTTTCGTAGAGTGAAGGTGGCGTTAAAACAAATAACATGAAAACATTTACATTTATTTTGGTTTGCATGGCTATGTCCTTAGTTGGGTTATTCTTTGACGAAATTGGGATTTTTTCAACAGTAATAACTTACACATGTGGTACTGCTATTGGTGTCATATTGAGAGACAATTACAACAACAGGAATGTGTACTGATAGTTTTAAATAACGTTTCTTTTACTAAATTTCCTCACCATTTATTTGGTGGGGATTTTTTATTTACGTAACTTTGTATTGAAATATTAATTACTTAAAATTTACAGTATGAGGAATTTATTTAAAGAGCATGGTGCAAGTATGGCTGATTTCAGTAGGGCTTTGTCTAAAGTTAAGCCATTGTATCAAGATGCCATTGACATCACAAAAGATGGCAATTTGAGGTTGTTTAAAGAAAGACGGCTTTCTTTTAGTTACATTGCAAAAAACAATATACAGGCTGGACTGTGTTGGGCTTTGTGTAAAAATGGGGTCTTAAAATCATACGACATTATATCTGACTTTACCGACAAGGTTATTATATACAAATGCGCAGACTGTACGTCAAACTTACACGACTTCATTTCAAGCCTTGAAGCTAGAGTTGAATTAATAGAACAGCTAGAAAACTACATTAAAAAATTGGAGGAATAGGTATGGGTTATAAAGAGTTTTTTGAAGAAGATTGCAGCATGAGTCTATCACAAGATTTACCACCTCATGAAGTAGAAGATTTTCCTTATTATGAGGAAATTGAGGAAGATGAAAAAATACAACAAATTGAGATGGATGCTGCTGAGTTCCAACAACTTATTGCAGGTGGTCAAGAAAAAGTGGAACAACAAAACCCCATCCTGCTTACGTTTAAAACTTGGCTTGGTAGAGGTATAGATAAGACATTTTTCATTAAGTGTATTGAAGCTGGAGAGGAAGCCAATTTAGGCTATGAATTGATGGATCTAGATACATTTCCACGTAATGAGAGTGGTCATTTGATGGCAACTTCTGAATTTTGGTATCAAATTTACGAAACAATAAAACTACAACAAATTCTAAAGAAAGAGGAGCAGGATGGACAAAGAAAAATTGGATTCTGAGACAAGCAATAAAGATGGCATTTTAGCTGAATATGTTTACTCAAGGCTGTCAAACTACACATCTTTTTTAAATAAAGATAGATCTATAACACTATATATGTCAGTAACTTCTCCAGTTGGATACCATTCAGTTGGAGAATTGCATATAGACAAGAATCTAGACATGTCTTTGGTTATAGCAAAGGAAGAAATGCTTATGCGAGAGGATTTTGGCATAAAAGACGAATTAGATGAAAGGGGCATGAAATTAATATTTGATGACGATGAACAATAAAGGGTGGGTAAAATATCATAGAAATCTATCAGACCACCCATGTTTGCAATCAAAACTCCCAATGACAGAAAAAGAAGCCTTTGTTGAGCTTTTAGCTTGTGTAAACTTCAAGGATACTGAAACAAAGGTTTGTGGGTTTAAGGTAACTTGCAAGAGGGGGCAGTCATTCAATTCATACAGAACTTGGGGGGCAATTTTTAGGTGGTCACACACAAAAGTTAAGCGATTTTTTGAAGAGTTGAGAGACAATGGAGACATCAAAATAGAGTACTTTTTTGTGGACAGAAATGGCCTTTCGAACGAGCTAAAAAGCGAAACTTCGAACGCGCACAAAAACACTAAGTCGTCATTGTGCATAACTGTCTGTAATTATGAGGATTACAAGGGTGGCAATTTTCGAACGGAGGACTTTGAGTCCTATCGAACGCTACTGACTAAAGATAATAATAATAGATTATTAACTAAAGTTAATAATTGTCATTTGTCTGACGACAAAGTGACAAACAATAATTCTAAAAAATTACCCCATGAAGATAATACTTTTCATAAGGTGAAAGAAGTCATGGAGTATCTAAATCTCAAAACGTGTCGTGACGGTCGCAGAAAGTTGCGACCAGAATCCAAATCATCAAAATACATTCGCGCAAGATTCAAGGATGGGTACGATGTGGGTATATTGAAGCTTGTGGTTGACTTGAAGTGCAATGATTGGTTGGGTGATAAGAAAATGGAAAAGTACTTGAAACCAGATACGCTTTTCAACGCAGAGAAATTCGAGAAGTACTTGGATGAACTCCTTGAGTCAGATCTAATGAAGGTTAGTGCAGCAAACCTCTCATTCGGTGATCTGCTTACAAACGAAATCCTTGATGAGTTTGAAGATGATGATGTGATGATTGTTGATTCAAAATCTTTCGATGAAGATGTTTCTCCAAACAGAACTGGTGCTAGAATGACAGTAAAGAGCATAAAAGGCGGCATTAAATTGAAGCGTGGAGAATACTTCTTCGTAGAGATGGTAAATTAGGCTATTTTTAGCCTCTTTTAAGCAATTTAAGTATATAAGTGGTATATTGTATCCACTTTGGTAAAAATAGAGGCTAAAATAGCCCTTAAAATGATTTTTATGAGTAATTTTGATTTTGAAACTGAAATTAGCTACTTTCCATCCCAAGTTAGCAAGGATTATGCAGAAAAATGTTCAGTTGATGATTTTATTGAAATTGTTCGGAGTTGTGGCTATTCTGAGCAAATTGAAGCCCTAAGAGCAGGAGATGAGGAAGTAAAAAGGCTATCTTTGCCGACTTTCTCCCTTCATGGGGTGTTTGAGGGTCAAAGATTGAAGAAAAACTTCCATTCCCCAACAGGGATAATTATTGTAGATGTAGATGATGTCGAATTTGATGCTTTAGAGGCTCATAAATCGACTATAATGTGTGAAGTGGATAGTTGTATCGCTTGCTTTATTTCACCGTCAGGAAACGGCTTAAAATGCCTTTATTTGGTTGACGAAGAAATTGTAACTGTTGATAATTATCGTCAGATTGGGAGAGAGGTTGCTAAAAAATTTGAAAAATATGGCAAAACTGACACATTGTCAGTAACAGATTGCTTGATAGTATCATGTGATGCCAACATTTTGGTAAATGAAGACGTAATGCCTGATTACCATATAGTTGTAAAGGAGTCAAAAAAGGTCTCAGAGTTACCAAATTTAGAGAAAAGGGACGAGAGTTTTGAACTATACGATGACCCTGAAGAGTTTTTTGAAGATGTTTTGTATGAAGAAATAGCAGAAAGGTCTGATAACAACTATCATTTTATCCAAATGTCTGTGTTTGAGCTTGCTAAGTTTGGTTTTCATCATTCCAACAGCGATCTTTCATTCATAGTGGATATATCTGAACATTTGTTCAAAAAAAGCAAAGAAAATGGACGTAGGTTGAAAGAAGCTGCTGAAAATGCAAAACAAATATATCAAACCAAATGGCCTTATGACTTTAGAGCAGGTAGAAAGAGGTCAAAGCTTGGCTCTGATGCTAAAAAAGAAACATTTGATGGTGATTGCGGTGCTGATTTAAGCGAAGATGACTACGATGATGATGGTGAAGCTGTAAATATCTCAACAGATGATTTATGGAAGGGGTTTTTAGATGTATTGGAGCAAGGAGATAGGGTTGGTGCAGAAACCTCATTCAGTAACCTTAATGAGTGCTTTAGGTTTAATTATGGGTTAATGTCTGTGATTGCTAAGCCTGGTGACGGTAAGACTGAGATGGTGGATGCATATTCATTGGATTTAAGTAGACTTAACGGATGGAAGCATGGCGTGAGTGGCTTTGAGCAGACTGAGGGCGAACACATCATGAAGCTTGTCCGTAAAACATTGGGATTCAATGTTTCAAGTGAGAATGCAGATAGATCAGAGATGAAAAACGCATTTGATTTTGTCACAAAACACTTTCATTACGTAGATGGAGAGCAGACGAGTGGGGATGTTAGAAAGATTCTTAGAGCTTTTGAGATAATGATAGAAAAATATGGGTGCAAACACTTTATAGTAGATCCATTCAATTTACTTAATCTCAAAACAAGAGCTGTTGGACATGAGAAGGTTAACGAAATACTTAAACTCCTTGTTCATTTTACAAAGAAACATAAAGTCTTGATGACGCTTGTAGTTCATCCCACAAAGATGGATAAAGATGAAAAAACGGGTAAGTATAAGATGCCAACATTTTATGACGCAAAGGGGTCTTCAGCTTTTTTTGAGATGTGTTATCATGGACTTAGCCTTTATCGCGATGATGAGGATGAATTTACTCCAGTGACAGTTAAGGTTCTTAAAGTGAAGCAAAATAATCTTGGAACAACTGGCTCTGAATGTTACTTTAGATACCTCAAAGGCTCAGGTAGATACGTTCCAGTGACAAAAGATGGAGAAGATATTCCTGGTGATTGGAATAAAAAAAATTGGCATAAACTTGCACAGGAAGAAAAATAGCATTACCTTTGTACAATGAATTTGACGTTTAGTGTATGGTTAGTTATCTGTTGAATAACCCACTAACCTTAATGCGAGTGATTAACTTTAAAATATAATGTGAGATGGAATTAAAAATTTTAGTAGAAGAAAACGAGAAAGCAGAACTAGATAAATTTATAGAAACCTGCAAAGAACACGGAATGCAACTTACAAGAGAAGGCGGTGGCAGACTACCTAATTTTAGTGGCCACTATGCTGAATTTAAAGGCGTGCGGTGGCAAAAAGATAATACGGTAGATAGGCAATTAACTATACCTGATGTTAACAATCTGGCTAAATTAGCTGAGTTTGTTAGACAGCAAAAAGATTTGCCGCTTGAGATAAATGATATAGTTAATGACAACTTTTGGGATTTAATTTAGCTTGTTGTTAACGGCCTAGTGTATGAGTAGTGCGGGATTTAACCACACTAAACTTTCAAGCCGATATAATGCTCAAATATAAACATTTACGTTCAAAATTTGCACTTTGCCCCGCATTACTTATGACACTTTGTTAGCGTGTCGTTTTTATCTTATTTTTTATTATTAACCGAGGATTTTATTTTATTTTCTATGTCACCGTGCTTGAAGCTATAATTCTGTTGAAGATATAAGCCCACAATCACAACTAGAATTGCAACAATAAATCCCCAAAAAAACTTAGATATGAATGCAATAAAAGAACTATATAATTTCCCCCAAATACTTTTTTCATTCGCAATTGGATGGCTATCTGCATTAATATACGTCTTAATAGTGGAAGTTTTGTCGGTATTGCGGTCAAATGATTGAGTTCCATAATTGTCGCCACCAACATAATTATCAGCATTGATTGTTGTTTGATTCAGGATAGTTTTGTTTTCAAGCTCTTTCATTTCTTGATATTTAGCCATTGACCCTGCTTCAATAGTTTTGAAGCCTTTTTCACTGACAGACCAATTATTGGGAGAAGTCTCCTCAATAAACCCATTTAGTTTGCAATATTCAAACTCTTCTTTTTCAGGATGTTGCTTGTAAGAACTAAATCTTTTGTCTTTATATTTGATCAGAAAATCTACAATTTTTGAGTCAAATCCTTGATTCATAGTTGTTTAAAATTATTAATTACTTAAAATAGAATTATTATGAACTTCAATAATATTTTTAATCTCGGGCTTATTGTTTGCCTGTCTTTTAATCTCGGTTTTGTTATCGGTCAAATTGTTGGGCTTCTCAGTAAGTTTGGAACTACTGCAACAAATGTTCCCATAAAAAACACCTGATGTAAATATGAGTCCCACCACCACAGTCAAAATAGACCAAACTAAAGCTGGATTTTGTCTGTCAACCAGTTTCCATATTGAGTTTGGTCTATATAAGCCAATGCCCTTTATAGTTTGAATACAGTCATTTAGATAAGCTTTGTAGTCAAAGCTTTCATTGTCAAAATACATGCCTGTAATCAACATGTATTCATGGGATTCGATGCCGAAGAAATATTCAATGTTTGATTTAATTTTCGCCCTCCAAATTTGATTAGGGGCTGATTTAAAGCTAGAGAACTCACCCATCCTATCTTGCAGTATTTTAACTGCCTTCTTTTTATTCATATTGTTTATTCAGTATGTCTATAATTATGTTACGCTTTGCTTAATGCACGCTAACGGTCAGCTATATGAAAAGTAGCCTAACCACAAACTTTAAATAAATGAACGGCTGTAACATAGGCTATTTTTTATATAGCGTGTTACCGCCAGTACGGATTATTAACAGAAAAACTTAAATAAAATGAGACACGAAAAAATAGTAAAAAGAGAAGATGGTACGCAATACCAAATTTGCGTAAATGCCTACTTAGATTCTTATAGAAATGATGCGATGAAATATAGAGTGGATGTTTTTTATAAGCAAAAAGGTAAACGCAAATGGCTTAATGTGGATAAGGAAATTTACGACCATGAATATAGTAGATTAAGCATGGATGAACGTAGAGAGTATGATAATAAGAATATTCTCCGATTTGTAACCAAAGAGGAAATTTACGATGCCAAAATTGAACTCTGGGATTTATTAAAACCGCAAAAGTAGTATTGGCGGTAACGTGCCTGTTGTATATTGTCGGTTGCCATCCAACTACCCACATACTTTGATACGGGGCGCAAATGTTGAATGTTTAAAATTAGTGAGCTATGAGCAAATGGACTAAAGAAGAGCTGGAAAATATGCTTGAAGATGTGGTTAATGAATTAGAACTAAGTGATAGTGCGGTGGAAAAACACGGACAATTAGGCACTGCACCTGCTGAATTAGTAAGGTTAGTATTAGATGAAAAAGACCTTAGAATACGTGCGTTGGATGCGAACGTTGTTGATGCGAGCAAAAGCAACTGCAATATACAACGTGTTAGCGATGCGGTTTGCCATTACAGGCATTGCTTAGACCAATATAAAGGGAAATGTATAAACGGAACTTATTGGCAGAATTGCCATAATAGGCAAACTGAACGCTAACGTGATGAATATGTGGCGGCTTGTGTTGCGCCTGCGGCAAGCTGACATATATTTGGTGTTAGCTGACTGGTGCGGAAAATTTAGTACAAACTTTAATAAATGAACGAATGATAGTAAAAGAAAAAATAGGGGGGCTTTTTTTAGACCTTAGAATTTGTGACAATTTAGATTTGATGGCAGAAATGCAAGACAATACAGTAGATTTAATTTACTGCGATATACTTTACGGTACAGGTAGGAAGTTTAAAGACTACCAAGATTTAAAACCGATACGAACCGAAATTGAAAGCCACTATATACCACGAATAAAAGAAATGCACCGAATATTGAAGCCAACTGGTAGTATTTATTTGCAAATGGATACAAAAATAAATCATTGGATTAGGTGTATTATGGATGCCATTTTTGGGTATAGCAATATGCGAAATGAAATAGTTTGGCACTATAAAGGAACTGGTGTTTCAAAAGCATTTGTAAGTAAACACGATATTATTTTGTTATACTCAAAAACAGATATTTTTAATCACAATACCATCTATGTGCCATCAGCGAAAAAGACTGGATGGGGAGGGAAAAACGAAAAGAGGTGCGATGATGTTTGGAGTGATATAAATACTATATTTCAATCGAAAGAAAGAGGAACACAAATTTATGATACCCAAAAACCAAAAGCATTAATTGAGCGAATAATAAAAGCAAGTAGTAACGAAGGTGATTTGGTTGCAGACTTTTATAGTGGGAGTTTTACGACAGCAGAAGTTTGTAAGGATTTGAAACGAAGTTTTATTGGTTGCGATATAAACCCTAATTGCCTTGAAAAGGCAAAAGCGCGTGGGCTTTTTTCTTTTACGGATGATACACAGAAAGCTGATTAAGTGAACGAATGTAGCACTTGCAGCTAACGGCTCGTGTAAACGGTCGTTTTAATGCCGTTTTACACATTGTTGTGTGTAGTACGGTAAAATTTAGTAGAAACTTAAAAACAGAGATAAAATGAAAAATTGGATTATTAGAACATTCGGACTTAAAGGCTCTTGGAAATGGGCAAAGAAACAAATGCTTAATGGTAAAATTGTAAGGTGTAAACATTGGAGTGGTACACTTAAACTACGAATTGATAGCAAGGAAAATAAACTTCTGCAATGCAATTTTACAAGTACACCAAAACCAATTCATAAAGGTGATAGATTGTGGGAAACTTCAAACTGGCACATTTCATATGAAGAATTTACAGACTATGAAGTGTTCGAGTGGTAGTATTACACACAACGGTGGTAATATGATGCAGCGAAGCGACCCGTAGGGTGCATTATATTACGTGTTATGTACTGGCACGGTAAATACAGTACAAAGTTGATTAAGAGTACTAACGTAATAATTTTTAAAAATGAGCGACGGCAAATATGCTTTTGAAAAAAGCAAAATAATACAAGGTGATTGCCTTGAAAAGATGAAACTGATACCTGATGGAAGTATTGATATGATACTTGCTGATTTACCTTATGGAACTACTGCTTGCAAGTGGGACACAATAATTCCATTTGAGCCGCTTTGGGAACAATACGAAAGAATAATAAAGCCAAACGGAGCAATAGTATTGACCGCTTCACAGCCTTTTACAAGTGCTTTAATAATGAGTAACCCTAAATTGTTTAGGTATGAACTTATTTATGAAAAAACACTTGCCAGTAATTTTGTACATGCAAATTACCAACCTTTAAAATGCCACGAAAACATATTAATATTTTCAAAAAGCGGAGCAGCTCAAGGAACAAAATCACCAATGAAATACTTTCCGATACATGAAGTTGGAACGCCTTATGATAAAGGTATAAGCAATAAAAAGAGAGAAGGTTTAGCAAACGGGATGAATGGGGCGGTTTTAATAAATAAAAATGGTGATAGAAAACCGAGAAGTGTAATGAAATTTTCAAATGCTGACAGGAGAAATATATTACATCCAACTCAAAAACCAGTAGCTTTGTTTGAATACTTAATTAAGACCTACACCAATGAGGGTGATGTAGTGATTGACAATGTTGCAGGAAGCGGAACAACGGCAGAGGCTTGCATAAACCTAAACAGAGACTTTATACTAATTGAAAAAGAACCTAATTATTACGAAGTAATAATAGAGAGGGTGGGAAAAATTTTTAAAGATTATGGACTTGACCTACAACCTTTATTAGATGAACGGATGTAGTGCTTGTACATAACGTTGAGTATATAATTTCGGTGGCGATTGATTGCAGAACTTTTCGCATACCGACAAACTTACAAGACTGCACAGTGGTTTAATTAGACCTTATAACGCCACTGAATTATATACATTGTTATAGGGCGTTTTTATTATGTGTTGTGAACCAAGTGGATATAGAGAAGATGAAATAAATGGCGAGTGCCCAGTATGTGGTGAGCCAACAGTTGACGGTGATGCCTACGAAAAATGTGGTTATTCGCCAGTAGAATGTGAAGAGTGCGGATGGGCACCTTGCGACCAAAGTTGCTAAATGCCCTATAACTAAAGTATATAACAACCTTTGTGTAAATAATTGATTATGAATGAGAAAAGTAAGGCAACTCTCAAAAAGTTTAAAAAAGAATTGAGAGTTGAAAAACAAAACTAAAGCATGGGAATAAAAAAGATATTAACAGACGAAGAATTTAGAAATGTGTGTATCAACAAAGGAATAACAAATACATACGAGATAGTTAAACGCTACCAAAACTACTTGATGGCATTTAGGGGAATGAATGACGGCAGAACCTCTCATGAGGTAGGAGCTAATGTAAGAGAGGAGGATTTGAATGAAGATTAGTTTGCCAAGTGCTACAATAATGCACGAATACCTGCTTGTATATGGAGAAGGGTGGGTCTGTGAAAGGTATAGTATCACAGGAGATAAAATAGATGAAATTTTATATGGATTCACGTTACCAACAGAAGACAGGAACGCAAATAAAGTAAGAAAAGCTTTTATGTGTGACGAAGAAAGGGGCAAAAGAAGAACCCTATCCATGTACTTTGAGGATAGGATATGGATAAGAGAGTGCGACATGAACTCAAAGGAAAAAAGATGTGCAAACTCAGAAAGCCAAGACGCACCTGCATTAAGTGAAGAATGTCTAAACGACTTACTTGCATTTTATAGAGGGCAAATGTCAAGTGATATGATTTTTCATGGAAACGTCATGAGAAGTAATTGTTGGGGGCTTGGGAGTAGAAAAATGATAAAGGAGACATCCAAGACATCTGATGATAAAATCCATGATGTTGTTTTAGATTGCTTAATCAAAGGAAAGTTGTCAGAGCATGTTGTTAACAATGTGCGTAAAATTAACGATTTTTATTCTGATAAAAATAATTTTGGCAAAAAACACTACGATTTGTCTATTCGACAACTCTATTAATAGAGGCTTGTGTTTAAAAATACAGCAAGAGGGGGTTGGGATTGAAATTGTTTCCATCCTTCCCCCTAAAGATATACCCCAATTGATTTAGTTCAGTTGGGGCTTGTGTGTTTAATTAAATTTAGTAGATGGTAAGTGCTGTTAAGTCAGCATACCATAAAACTCTCTTCGACACCACTCAAAGAGTGGATGACATGGCTCAGAGACATTGTTCTTGTACTCGCATTGCCTTAAATTGCGCGACCACTTAAGGGGTGGTAACTATAGATGTTATGCAGAGGCTATACAACGTTACCTTGGACGTAACGGTTCGTTGGTTCGAATCCAACCATCTATACAAATATTAATCAGAGCGAAATTATGGAAAAGAAGTTTGTTATCACGGAGAGAGCATTGAATGTTCTCTACGAATGCTTTGTTGATTGCTACGATGGAGTTACAGCAAGTGTTTTAGACAGTTATGTAAAAAATAACGTTGAAGAATTAAAAGAAGAAACTAAATGTTCGGAGGATGCAGAGTAAAGAAAACACTAGAAAAGCTATTTCAGTTCTCTTTACAGTCCAAATATTACTTGTCTCATTTGTGGCTATGTATAGCCCCTTTATGGCAGTCAATTTTACCTCATTTATTTTTACCAATACTTTATCATTCTTTGCTCTTGCATTCTACCTTTTTGATTTAAAGAATGTTAAAGGTTGGTGGAACAGAAAGATTTTTGAGGCAAAAAGAAACATGAAGCATCGTGAAGATGTGAAAAAAAGGATTGCTAAAGAGAAAGGGATGGGGTACGATAGTTTGTACTGATGAAAAGGCTTAGGGGAAAGAAGCCGTCTAAGATGGCATGGGAGAAAGAGAAGATAAGTAAAGGCTTTACTGACTTATCAAAGTCTGGTTTCTACTATTCAACTAGATGGATAAATGTTAGGAAATATGTCCTTGATAATGAGCCTTTATGTAGAAGGTGTTTGGAGAACGATGTTACAAAGGTTGCAACAGTGGTCGATCACATAACCCCAATATGTCAATCAAGTAGCGATGAGCTTAAGTTCGGGTTAGAGAATTTAAGGCCACTTTGCTTTAAGTGTCACACTATAATTACGAATCAAAATAGAGGTAAGGGTAGTGCTGCAAATAGGGTGAGAGGCAAGGCTTTAATGAAAGATCTAGAAAATTAGTCCATACTTTCAATTTTTATATTGCGATTGCCTGTAAAGACGCTCAACTGTGATAGGGTGTTTGTTTTTTACAGGTTTTTAGCTAATAAAAGAGAGATCGTCACAGCAATCTCTCTTTTTTTTGGAGGAAAAAAATGAATTATAGTGAATTAAATAAAGCTGAACTTAAAACATTGTGTGAAGACAATGGCGTTGAGTTTACAGATAAAGACACAAAGAAGTCTTTGGTCGAAAAATTGGAGTCATTGCAAAATGTTGAGATTGATGCAAATGAGACACCTAACACCGAAACTATTGTTGATAATGACTCTGCAAAAGTCACAAGTGAAGCCTTTCATACAGTAGATTCGGACAAAAAGGTCGTTTTGTATTTTTCTAAACAAAGATGGCATAAATTGGGGGAGTTTGACTCTCAAGAAGATATTGAGAAGGCTGTTGCAAGAAAAGGCATCAGTGTGTGGTGTATAGAAGGTGAATGTGATGATAAGTAAAAAACAACTTAAAGAGCTACTTAACACAAACGGCCAGTTGAAGGAGGGAGACATATTCTTGATTGATGAGTTTTACCACAACATGAAGATGATGAAAGACGCTAAGACTCACATTAATGATAAGGGGATTTTGGCTCAAGGTGACAAAGATGGAAAAATCTTCTATCAATCACCAGCGATAAAGATATATAACGACTCATTCAGTAATCTGTTGAAAATATCCCAAAAACTTGGCTTGTCCCCTTATGATAGGGGGAAAATTTTAGCTGAAGTAAAGGGGACTGTTGATGATGGGTTTGACGACTAATGCAGAGAATAGAAAAAAGCAAAAAGAAGCCTATATAGATGCTCAGATTGAAAAAGCAAAGCAGTATGAGCAAGATGTTCTTTCAGGCAAAAAAATAGCCTCACAATGGATAAAAAAAGCCGTTGTTCGCAGAGAGAGGTTAGCAGATAAGTATTTTTTTAGCGAAGATAAAGCCAGAGAAGCATTTGGCTTTTTCTATTATGTGAAAATAGTAATAGGGGCTAAGCCTGAAAGATTTGTGCCATTAGATTGGATGGCATGGATAACATACAACATCTATGGTTTGTATAGGGACGAGACTTGTAGAAAAAAACTGTTTCGTTTTTCAAATATATGGGTAGCCAGGAAGAGCGCGAAAGCACTAAGTCTTGATACAAGAATACCAACTCCATCAGGATGGACTACTATGGGTGAAATATCTGTAGGAGATGAGATTTTTTCAGTAGATGGAAGCGTCACTAGAGTGACAGGGGTGTCAGAAATCTCATATCACAGGAAGTTGTATGAGGTTGAGTTTGAGGATGGAGAGAAAATAAAAGCTTGCGAAGATCACTTGTGGGAGGTGGAGACTAGAGATTCTAGAAGAAGGGTTAGAGGAAAAAAAGACCCATCTGTTGATTTTGAGAGTGGCTACTTTAAGGATGGGTTTGTTTTGACAACAAAAGACATGCTTCATGATGTGTATAGAGATAGGGCTGATGAAAAAGGGCGAGAATATAAATATCGAGTTCCTGTTGCAAAGCCTTTAGAGTTGCCTGAAAAAGACTTACCTGTTGACCCCTATCTGCTTGGATGTTGGTTGGGTGGTGGAGATAGTAGTTGTGCTAGAATATCATCTAGTGTTGACGATATTGATATGTATAAGTTTTTAGAAAATGATGGTAGGTATAGCGTTTCTTACAGTAGAGACAAGAGAAACAAGTCAATACACATCAACATATCAACAAAAGAGACTTGCTTTAAGAGCGAATTGAGAGACTTGGGTCTACTGAACAACAAGCACATTCCAAAAGATTATTTGAGAGCAAGTAGGGAGCAGAGGTTAGCTTTACTTCAAGGGCTTATGGATACAGATGGAACGGTTTCATTGAATGGAAAATGTGTTTTTACTCAAAAATCAGCCTCAGTTTCTCATGGGGTAAGTGAGTTACTTTCGTCTTTGGGAATAAAACATTCAATTAAGATGAAGGAAGGGAAGATTGGAGATGTTAGCTATGGTAATTTTTTTTACATCTTATTCTTTACTGACAAAACACTTCCTTGTTTTAGGTTAGAAAGAAAATTTAATAGACTTAAAGATAGACTTAGTTCTAGAATGAAGAATAAGTCTATTGTTTCAATAAAAGAGATACCAGTTGAGCCAATGCGCTGCATATCTGTTGATCATGAAAGCAAGTTGTATTTGTCGGGCGATAGGATGACAGCCACTCATAATACAACATACGCCTCAGTATTAGCACTTTATGCATTAACAAAAGGGGAATATGATGCAGAGGTTTACTTCTGTGCAACAACAAAAGATCAAGCATCTCAAGCACTAAGGTATCTTAAGTCAATGGTTGGTGTGTCTCCTGCATTAAATAAGAGAGTTAAGCGTCAACAATATAGGCTTAAGTATGAGTCTGACGAAAGAGGCTCTTGTATTGCAAGACCAGTTGCAAATGAGCCTGATACACTAGATGGGTTAAAGCCATCTTTTGCGATTGTTGATGAGAAGCACGCATTGCCAGACAACGACCTGTTTAATATCATGAAAACAGGTATGCTTGCATGTGAAGATCCGCAAATTGTAACAATATCCACAGCAGGGTTTAATAGAGATTACCCTTTCTATAAGGAACTTGAATTGGGCAAGAAAGTTCTTGATGAAGAGTTGGATGACGATAGCACATTCTATGCATTTTATACATTAGATGATGAGAGTGAGATAGGTGATCCAGAAATGTGGATTAAGTCAAATCCCTCTCTAAAAGACGAGAATGGTATAGGTACAATGTGGTTGGATGATTTGGTTGTAGATTACAAGAAGGCTTGTATGACACTTGTAGACAAAAATAACTTTATCACAAAGAACTTGAATGTCTATACAGATTCAGTTGATTCATGGATACCAGACGCAGCATACAAGAAGTGCTTCAATGAGGTTGATGTGGAGTCATTGAGAGGATGTGATGCATATATGGGTATTGACTTGTCGAGAACACGAGATTTAGCTTCACTTGTGGTTGTGGTTAAAGATCCAGAGACAGGTAGAATGAAGGTGATACCAGAGTTCTTTTTTCCAACTGAAGCAGGGGAGAATAAGATAAGGGAATCTGGGATTGACTTGACTGAGTGGATTGATGCAGGGTGGATACAGCCCCATTACGGCAATATTATAGATTACAATGAGGTGTTTGAAAGAATCAAATATTATTCAGAGTATTTTAATCTAATCTCATGTGGTTATGATAGTTGGTTTGCTGCTCAACTAATAGCTATGGTTGAGTCAGAGATTATGCTTGATATGATACCATTGAAGCAGAATACAGGAACGTTTACGTTTCCTATGAAGTATTTTGAGAGACTTGTTTTTAGTGAAGATATAGATTGTTCAAAGAGTCCTGTTTTAAGGTGGAATATAAGAAATTGTGTTCCATATTATGGGGGCAATGATGATTGTAAGTTGATGAAAAATAAATCACTTGATTCAATTGATGGTGCAGTTGCATTGCTTATGGCATTAGCCGTTTACGCTAATGACAACTTTGATGCATTAAATATGATAATGAACGGTGAATAAAATTAAGCGTATAAAATATGTATATAACAGACCTTGCCTTTAGTTTTTTAGGCAATATTTTTAGCAGAGGAACTACTGTGAGGCATGCTGTGTATACCCCAGGCACTTCTTCCGCGAAACAAGAAGACATTGATGTAAATAACATCTCTGCTGTGTATATGTGTGCTAGGATATTGTCTAGCAGCATTAGCTCAATGCCTGTGGAGGTCGTGAAAGATGGCCTGCCTTACGAAAATCACCCATTATACAAGAAACTTAAGTATAAGTTGAGTGATAAGTACAACAATCAGGAAATATTTTCAACACTTGAGTATCAACTTAATGTGTATGGTAATGCTTTGTTTCACTTTAATAGGGGTGAAATAATTCCACCAGAAACAATTACTGACTGGGATTTTAAAGGTAAGGGTGGAACATTAAGATATGAGGTTGATTGGAGTAAGCGAGAAAACTCAGATAAGTTTGCTTCAAGAAAGACAGAGTGGATTAGCTCAAAAGATGTTTGGCACTTCAAAGGACTTTCCCCAGATGGGGTGTTTGGATTGCCACCAGTAATGGCAGCTTTTGCTGATATGTCTGTGATGAATGGAGCTAATACAACATTGTCTAAATTTTATCAAAATAGGGCAATGTCACCATTAGCATTGGAGTCTACTGTACAAACGGCAGCATCAGCAAAGATGTTGAGAGAAGAGAAGGCTGAGTTTGACAGCAAGTACCAAGGTGCAATGAATGCAGGCAAAACTATTCAACTGCCACCAAATACAAAGCTGACTCCATTGTCTTTGAAATTTCATGAAGCTGAATTAATAGCAACATTAAAACTGACTCGTGATAACGTGTGTTCAATGTATGGGCTTCCAAGCTTTATGTATAGTTCAACAGAGAACCCCCAATTGGACGTAGAGCAACAATCATTGTCGTTTAGACTGTTTACGCTTTACCCAAAAATGAAGATCTACACAGAGGAGATAAAGAATAAGAGTTTGTCAGAAAAGGACTTTAAAGACAAAGTTGATGTGGTTTTTGATTCAAAGTCAATGATTGATGTAGACATGTCCTCTAAAGCAAATGCTTATGCTAAGTTAATTCAGACGGGCATAGTGAGCCCAAATGAGGCAACTAAGGAGTTTGGGTTTACCCCATCTACCAGTGAGTATGCCAATAGTCACTATCTTCAGGCTCAGTTAATCCCAATAGAGGCCACAGGAAGCAATCCTTTAATTCAAGGAGGTGGTGACAATAAAGTCGATGGTGTAGGCAGTAAGGATAAAGATAACAAAACAAAAAATAAAACCGATGAAGGAAACTCGGATTAATAGCAATAAAGAATCCGTAAGCATTCGCTCTGACGAAAACGGGGGTTATACAGTTGAGGGCTGGGCTTCCGTTTTCAATCATCGGAGCAGGCTTATAGCGGAGGGAGGAAAGGTTTTTTATGAAACAATTAATCCCCAAGCATTCGATGAAGTCCTGAGAAGCGATAACCTAAACGTTATAGCCAACTTTCAGCACAAAGACGAGAATATGCTTGCAAGAACTAAGTCAGGAACACTAGCTCTTGAAGTTGATGATTATGGGTTGAGATATTCATTTGTTCCACCAAACACCTCATTAGGTAACGATATTGTAGAGTGGCTTCAGAGAGGTGATATAACCGAGTCGTCATTTAGGTTTAGTGTTAAGCCTTCAGACATTGTTTGGGGTAGAGCAGAAGATGGTATCTTGACTCGTGAGATTATGAAAGTGTCAGGCCTGTATGATGTGGCACTTGTTTTAACAGGCGCATTTAGCAACACAGACGTTTCATTACGTGGATTGGATGAATTTGAAGCTAAGGAGGCAGAAGAGAGGAAGAAACGCAAGCAAGAGCTTGCAGATTACTATAAACAACTAGAAGAAAGAATCTAATGAAAGAGACATTGGAATCAAAGCGTTCTGAGATGGAAAGTCTTGTAGCTCTTGCCAAAACTGAGGAGCGCGAATTGAGTAAGGATGAGCAAATTAAATTTGACTCACTTGAAGTTGAAGTTCGCGAACTAGAGGCCAAGTTAGAAGCTGAAGAAAAAGAAGCAGAGCGTAAAGCTAAAGAAGCCGCTGAGGAGGCTGAAAGAAAAGCTAAAGAAGAAAAAGAAGCGATTGAGCGTAAAGCACAAGCAGAAGCAGAGCGCGCAGCTAAAGAGCAGGAAGAAGCTTTGGCTGTAGAACGCAAAGCCAATCAAGAGAAAATTGCTGAATTGGAAAGAAAACTCGCAGATGAGGCCGAGGCTAAAGAAGCTCTTCAAAAAGAAATTAAAGAAAGAAAATTAGAAGAAAACATGAGTAAAGAGAAGAATCTTTTATTTGAAGAAGTACGCAGCCAATTAGCGTCAGGAGCGCAAGGTGGTTCTGCAATTACCGTTGAACGTGCTGCTGTTGATGGTGATACATCAGTTATGGGACAAGTGATTCCTAAAGGAGTTAAGCCTTTAGATATTCTTGGCTATGAGCCTTTATGGAAGCAAATGGGTGTAGACTATATGCCAGGAGCTAAAGGAACTTACACACTTCCATTCCAATCACCAATTATCGGTGCTAAGTTAGCTGAGTTAGCTGCTATTACGAAAGATGTGGTTACTCCAGATGGGACATTAGTTACACCAAACCGTTACTCTGTACAGAAAGAGTTTACTTTAGAAACTTTAGCTTCTGCAACTGACGAGTTTTTAAACAAGACTTTAGGTGACATGGTTAAAGGTTGTGATCGCGCAATCTCTCGCGATGTGTTTGCTAAAGCTGAGGCTGGTGCTACTGAGGTTGCTGCTGCAACTGCTGTAACTAAAGACAACTTTGACTTATTGATGGCTGGTGCTGAGATTGAGTATAGTGGAGCATTTATTTCACACAGATCACAGTTCTTCGCAGCTAAGGGGGTTGTAATTGATGCTGGTTCGGGTCGTTTCTTAATTGAGCGTATGTCTAATGACACTTTAGGTAAAGGTCAAACTTACGAAGGTGTTGATTATTGGTACTCTAACTTATTTGATCAGAATACTGCTGGTGCTGATGCAACTAACCGTATTGTGTATGGTGATATTTCACGAATACACGTTGCTGACTACGGAATGTTAGAGGTTATCTTAGATAAATACACTAAAGCTGGAGAAGGTAAGGTTATCGTGACTGTCAACAAGATTGCAGATGTAGCTTTATTAAACCCAGGTGCATTTACAAAAACTGCCGTTATTGTCTAATCTTTATATACTAAGCCTTCTCCTTTCGGGGAGGGCTTATTTTTTTAATCTGTATTTATGGGGTATTGTAATTTGATAAAAAAAGAGAAAGACTACAGCTTAGTAACGCTATATGACATAAAAAATCACCTAAATGTTGATTTTGATTTCACAGATGACGATGTTCTTATTTCTGGGTACATAGAAAGTGCTGTGTCTTTAGCTGAAGATTACACAGGCATAGATATAGCTATTACAGACAATGAATTGACATACGTTGAATTTGATGGCGATTCATTGAAAATTGAAGAGTGTCCATTTGTTGAAATAGAGAGTATATCATACATTGATTCTAATAACAATGTAGTTACACTAACGACAGATGACTATAAAATAAAAATACAAAGAATTAGCTTTATGGTGTTGTTTGAATCAAACATAAAAACAGATGAGTTGATCGTTAAATTTAGAACAGGCTATAACTGTGACACTGTGCCAAGGTCAATAAAGGCAGCAATTCTAATAAAAACAAATGACCTATATGATATGGAGAGAACTTCTCATACAGTGGGAGTTAACTTTAGGTCAACAGAAGCTTTTGAGCGATCACTAAATGGTCACGTTATAAATAGATGGTAATATGAGCTTTAGATCAGGATCGTTAGTAAGAAGAGTTGAGTTGTGGAAGAAAACATCAACAAAAAACTCATTTGGTGAATATACTGAGGTTTGGAGTAAGAGTAAGGATCTTAGGTCTTATACATATAAAAAGAGTGGTGCTCAAACAGAGGCGAATGATGAAATATTTGATCTAATAAGATTGAGGATTAGGGTTAGAAATCAACATGATATAGATGAGCAAGATAGGATAAAGTATTATGGAAATATGTATCAGATTGAGTTCATACAGCCAGATGAGTCAAGGCGATGGTTAATGATTTTTTGTAATAGAATAAACGAATAGTATGACAGATAGTGGATTTAAGATAACAAACTTCAAGCAGGTAATGAAACATTTGGAAGATCTTGATCTCACTAACCCCAAAGTAATTAAGCCTGTCAGAAAAGCATTGAAAGACCCATTCTACCAGATGAGGAAGACTTCAAGACAAAACTTGGAATCGCAAGGGTCTATAGACACAAAGAATTTGTACGAAGGACTGTCTGTTGGAAGTAAATTCTCAAAAACAAAAGGGTATCTGACAGTAGCTTATGGTGGAAGGCGTAGACCGAACCACAAGAAGAATAGGGGCGCAATAGGAAGCCACTTTCATTTAGTGAACTCAGGAACTAAGGGGAGGTGGAGAAAAAACTGGCAATACACAGGTAAGGTTGGTAAGCGTAGGACAGTTAGAGACAATATGAATAAATCATTTAGGCTAGGTTTTGCAGATAAAGCTATTAGAGCTAGACTGAATGGCTTAGGGTCTTATTATACCAAAAGCTTCCAAAAAGTATTTGATGACATAAAAACAGCAGGGGTATGATGATAAAGATATTAAAGTATGTATACAATGCGCTCTCAACCGATGTGGATGTATCTGCTGTTGTTGGGGACGATATATTCCCAGTAGTTGTTCCCGATTCAAATGACAGTGACACACAAGTAAAGTTCCCTCATATAGTGATGCAAAGAACATCAATAGAGCCAACCCACACCAAGAATCCAGAATGCAGGAAAGATGATGCAGTTGTTGAAGTGACGATTTGGGACACTTCTTACGGAAGGGGTGTTGATATAGCTGATTTGGTTGTAGAAGCTCTAGATAACAAAGGTGGTGTTTATGAAGATATTGTTGTAGATAGGGCTAGATTTCAAGGCGCAGCTGAGGGCTTTGAGGGTGTAGCCTATTACCAAAGTTTAACATTTTCATTTAGATAATATATGGCTTTTTCAAATAGAGTTATTGATGGTGGAGATGTTTTACTAAAAGTCAATGGCAAGGTGTTGGGTTGTTCAACGTCCCACACTATCACAATATCATCAGACATAATAAGTCTTGCGAACAAGGAGGACGGTGGATGGGCTGATGGAATACAAGGAACATTTTCATGGAGTGTTAGTACTGATGCATTATTTAATATGTATTCAGATACCAATAAGACAATGTACAGAGATCTTGTTGGGCTAATGCTAGGTAGGAACAACATAACAGTAATGTCCTCAATAGAGGAGGACGGCAGTACTTTCATAATGCAAGGGGCGGCAATAATAGTAGATATTTCCCAAAGTAGTCCCGATGCAGCAAATGCATCATACTCTGTAACCATGCAAGGGAGGGGCAGATTGTCAGTAGGTGCAGATTTCGATAATAGTTACAATAACAGTTTTTCAATTTAATATATGGCTTGGGAAGATTTAAAACAGAGCATCACAGATGTAATTTATACGAACAGTGTGAATGCTATTACAGGCGATGGCTTGCAGGGGGAGTTGCACAGAATATGTGATGCACTTGGAGAGAACGCCACATACGCTGGAGTTGCAGTTCCAGCAACAAACCCAGGAACACCAGATGGCACAGTTTACTACTTTGCATCTGAGATGGGAACATATACTCACTTCAGTGGAATCGTAATTAATCAGCCAGATAAATTATATACGTTTAGTTGGAATGGAACATCATGGGATTCTGAGTTTATATTCACTGGTGGTGCAGATATAGATAATTTTTTAACGCCATACAGTATAGCTGCTGCTCAAAGCGGAAACACTTACGCTAACTTTGAACAAAGAACTGACACATGGTTGAATTGGCAAGGGTCTAATGCAGCAACTAGAAGTTCGATTGGAGACAATCGTGCAAAGAATAGATCACTGTCTTACCATAGACAAACGAAAGAGGAGGTTAATTTTGTGTTTGGTGGTGGGCCTGCTGGAAGAGATGGCTTCATTAGAGTGATTTTAGATGGAGTTAGTTATGATGTTGCTGTTTCAAGTGGTGAAACATCAGACACATACCTATTATCATTAACAGCAGTACCTTACGTTGGCTGGGTGGCTTTAGCTACACTAAGCGAAAGAACTATTACGTATAGAAAGTTGACACCAGGTGAAGGGTCTGTTGATTTAATTCCACATGCAGGGTTTGGCAACTTTGGTTTTACTAGAGAACAAGTTGTTGTGGGGGAAGATGCAATAATAACAGAAAAGTATACTTCTACCGAAGAAACAACGTCAGAGTGGACAAGTGATAACAATTGGAGAAACATAACCACAGATGATCAACTTGAGATATTAAATTCAAAAACAACAAATAATTCGTACAGCGAAGTTTCAAATGAGAGCTTCATTAAGTTTCAGGATGATTCATGGTTTGTTCCCAACTCAAGCGGATCTGGATACAAGTCTTCTGTAAACTTGGCTTTATTTGAGACAGAATATGATTCAAATATAAATGGACTAGATGTTGTTGTAAGTAATGGTTGGATTACTGTAAATGGTGACTGGACTACAACTACTGTGGTGGGTGTGCCTATGATTAGAGCACAGCATGATGTTAATGAGTATGCAACAGTAGCCATATTTTTTGAAGGCGATCCAGATGGTGTTTTATTTAGAGTAAATTATAGTGTTGGTGCATATTATGACTTTAAAAATTTAAAAAGAGGTTGGAACTTTAAATCACTACCACAACCAGGTTCGTTAGAAGTTAGATATTCTGGGGAGTCCTTTACAAACAGGACAATTAATGATAAATTTTATGTTCATTATGAGCAAGGAGATTTCTCTCAGTCACATGAAGGTGTTTATGGGTGGGGAAAAGCTGGAACAACATTAGCAGCAGAGACAAAAACACTTATCGCTAACAGACCAGTCTTCTTTAGGAAAGGTGAGGCTTTATATGTCAGTGCAGGTATAAGTGGTAGGGTGTATTCAGCAGAATCTTCAGGTATATCCGAATCTAAAAGTGCAGATCATGTGTTTTCTGTTAACGACAAAGATGGCAATAGTGTTCTTAGTGTTGATAGGTTGGGGTATACTTCATTAAAGAACGTAGACATTGAAGCAAGTAAGAGAAAAATTGATAGTCTTATTGATGATAAAATTGTGTTATGGGGAGACTCATTGACAATTGACATCGCTCCAGTTTTACAAGGATATTTGAGTGGAATAGACTGTGTAAATGCAGCAACAGGTGGAGAAAATGTTTTTGACATAGCTTGCAGGCAAGGCGGCATCCCATTGAGATTGGAAAACCAAACAGTGTTACTTGGTGACGGATTTCGAGTTGCAGTTGGTGTCATTGACTCAGACAATGAAATTGACGGACTTGTTGTGTGGTGGAATGATAGTACCATTAGAGTCAAACAATTTCTTGCACAGGGAGATCAGGATACGATAAATCCATGCTATGTTGATGGAATAAAGTGTCACTTAATTAGGGTGAGTCCTGGTGTTTTTTATTTAAATAGGTTGGATGTTGGAGAGGATAGAATTTTATTGCCTGGAACAATAATTGAAACAGCAGCCACAAGAAATCTCAGAAATGCTATGTGCACAATAATGAATGTTGGACAAAATGGTGGATACACAAGCATACAAGACCTAATTAACATTTATGATGCTATGATAGATAATTTGAAGACAAAGGATTATATCATCATAGGGTTACATGCAGGTACAACACAGTTGGGCGGCACTGTGACTACAGCTCAAGTTAATGATGCACTAGAAAAGAGGTACGGATCAAGGTTTATAAACTTTTACAAATATGCCACAGAGCCAGTTAGTATTAATTATGGTGCTGGTAATGTTACTACAACAATGGCACTACATGATGCTGGAATAACAACTCCAACATCATCTCCATATACAGCAAATTATGGCAGTGGTGATATTTCTTTTGATGGAGATGCAACCGATATATCAAACGGAAGAATGCCATCTTCATTGCGTAGAGATGACACCCACTTAAATAGATTGGGGGATATTGTTATCAGTGAATTGATTGTGAAAAAACTAAAAGCTTTAGGGTATGTTGAATAACAAAAATATAGGCACTGATGCCACTGGGGGGACTGATTTAGATTCAGTTACCCTCACATTTAAGAAAGGTATATATACAATAGGGACAGAGCTTTTGGATGAAGGTGTTTCAGTTAATGGTAGCTACAGTTATACGTCAGATGCCCTTGGTGGCATCGTAATAGGAACACCCGTCACATCAGGTTCTTATTTAAAGGTGCTCGATGACACTATTGACATAACGTGGACTCGTTCAATTAGATTTGGTGAATCTACATTTAGATCAACAGCCTTTGTTAAAGTGAGTGATGAGGATTACTTCAAGAACGATATTAATAAAATAAGGTTTGCTGATTTTTTAAATGCTGCTGTAAGTCCCAAAATCTTTAATAAAAGAATGGACATTAAAGATTTTAAGGGCAATTTGCAAATGGTAGCTACAAATAGCGAGCCATCAATTTTTTATGGCAAGATTGATGATCTTGAAAGGAATGGAGCAATTTATCAAAATTGGGTAGGTACAGGTGGAGACATGGGCTTAATACCAAATTGGTTTTGGGTTATAGGTACTTATGAGTACAAAACAAGACGTACAGATATGATAGATGCTCTATCTAAAGGTATAGACACAATAGAGGTTCACTTAACTGACAACAATTTAGACAACCTATTGGCAGATTTAGCAACATACAATCCAGCAAATTTCAGAAAGATTCATGTAAGTGGAAGAAGAACAAGTGCTTCTGACTCAGCAATTAGAACAATTAGAGCAGGTATGGGCACATTGAATGCATTTGCTGTCAATGGCTTAATTATACCAACAGATTTTTAATATATTAAAATAGAATTATGGCTTTTACAAACAAAGTTGTGGATGGTGGAGATATTTTGCTCCAAATAGACGGAAAGGTGCTTGGATGCTCAACGTCACATTCAATCGAAATTACATCAGCAGTTCGCGAGATCTCTTGCAAGGGGTCTGGTGATTGGACTGACTCAGAATATGCAAGGCTTTCATGGAGTGGTTCAACTGATGCATTATTTAACCCAGAGGGGTCTGGAACATTTGTGAGATACAGTGATCTTGTTAGCTTAATGACAACAAAACAAGTTGTTACCATCACATCAGTTTACACAGAAGGTGGTGAAACATTTTCTCAAACAGGAGATGTTGTAATCACATCAATTAACCAAACAGCAGGTGATTCAGAAAACACTACCTTCAGTGTGTCGTTTCAAGGGAAGGGTGAGTTAATTACAACAAAGTCTGACGTTTACGAAGTAACGGTTACAGCGACAGGCGCTACTCATGTTGTAGTTGAGGAAACCAATGCAATTAAAGCGTACTCAGGTTCACCAGTAGTATTTACTTTAGCTAATGGATCGTATAACATTAAAGCATTCAATGCTACCCAAGATGGAAGAAGTTCCGTTGTTGTGAGTGGAGCAGACGAATCAGTTACAATTACATTATAGTGTTATAAGCCCCCTCTATTGGGGGCTTTTTATTTGATTTAAGAGCGAAATGGGAAAAAATAGTATAAAGATTAAGGGAAAGGAATTTAATGTAAAAGAACACTCTTATAGAGCTTTTATGTTATTTGAAGACATGACAGGAAAACTTATTCAATCAGCAACCACATTTGAAGATGGATTGAAGTACTTCTACTGTTTAGTTAAAGCAAGCAACACTGACTTTGAGTATGATTTTGATGAGTGGGTGGATATTTTAGAGGAAGACCCTTCCATACTGTACGAGTTAAGGGAAATTTTAGATAAAAAAAAAAGACAGATAATATAGAGGAAGATTCAGTAGATGAATCTGAATATATATCAGTAAAGAAAGTTTATGGAATTATAGTTTGTGGTTGTGGTGTAGACCCCAATTACTTTCTAGACGAAATGTCTCCATTTGAGGTAGAGGCATTAATGGAAGAACATTATAATATGTTTAAAAATGGGTGGGAGAGAACAAGGATGACAAACCACGCTATAATATCATCAAATGCATCAAAGCCAGTTAAAGTAACTGACGTTATGCAATTCCCTTGGGATAAGGATGACAATAAAGTAGAGAAGTCTCGTGAAATAAATCAAGAGACATTTGATAGATTTAAGAAGAAATTTAATTTAGCATAAGATATGGCAAAGGGTTTTTCTATAAGGGCTTGGCTTGGGCTTGATACTAAACAATTCTCAAAAGGATTAAAGACCGCACAAGGCAGAATGACAGCCTTTCAGAAAGGCTTACGTGCAACAAATGATGTTTTAAGGGGACTTAAGTTTGCTGCCGTTGGCGTAACAGCAGCAGGAGCTTTCTCTAGAGCAGTAACTACAGTAAAAGACTTCCAGACCCAAATGGCTAGGGTTGGGGTTATTTCTGATGCAAGTGAGAAGGATTTAGCAAAGCTTAGAGACACAGCTAAGACAATTGGAGAGACCACTATATTCTCAGCAGCAGAAGCAGCAGAGGGTTTACAGTTCTTAGCAATGGCTGGTTTAGATGTAAATGAGTCAATGGCAGCCCTACCATCCACACTTAATCTAGCAACAGCAGGAGCAATCTCATTAGGTGAATCTGCTGACATACTTACAAACATAATGGCAGGTTTTGGCTTAAGTGTTGGGGATGCAACTATGGTTGCAGATGTGTTTGCTCAAACATCAAGAAAATCTAACACCAATGTTCAAGAACTATATGCTGGTGTTGTTAAGTTAGCTCCAGCCTACAGTCAACTAGGGCTCTCCGTTAAGGATGCCGCTAGAGATATGGCATTGCTTGCAAACTCTGGCGTAAAGGCAGAAGAGGCTGGTACTGCATTAACGGGAGGTTTAGCTAGGATGCTAAGACAGCCTGCTATGGTAGCTGATGCATTTAAGGCTCTTGGAGTTGAAATAAGTGAATCAACAATACAAGTTGACAATGTTGTTGGAACTATAAAGAAGCTTAGTGATGCAGGCATAAGCGCAACTCAAATGTCAGAAGTTTTTGGACTTCACTGGAAGTCCATTGGAGCTATAGTTTCAAAAACAGATGAAGAAATTCAGCAGATAACCAAAGACATTGATAATGCTAGTGGTGCTGCTGAGGATATGGCAAAGAATGGCATTGGAGCTATAGATAGATCCATAAAAACATTTATGTCTGTTTTAGATAGCTTGTTTATCCAAATGGGTGAAGCAGGCTTAGAGGGAGTAATTGCAAGCATAATAGATAAAGCTACAGACCTAATAAGATGGCTTAAGTCTCTATCAAAAGAGACAATTGCGATGCATGGAGCAATGCTTTTATTGATCAGAAGCTCTGGTCAGATAAGTATGTTTTTTGGTACATTTGGGAAGTTTTTTTCAAAGTTACCAGCCACACTAAGATTGAGCACTAAGGGAATAAAAGCCTTTGGGGCTGCCGTTAAGGCATCAACAGGATATTTAGGTGCTATACTTCTAGCCATAGAGGGTGCAATGTTGGCATTTGAGCTTTACAATTCTCAAAACAAAACAGCTCAAGAAGAGGAGATTAAAAGACTTGAAAAATTAAAGACATTCAAAGAGAACATTTCTCCAAGAACGCTGAGTGATATACAAAAAGAGATTGCATACAACAAAAGACTAATCTCTCAATATGAGTCTGAAATGAAGACTTTAGAGGAGAAGGGGAATACTGGCGAAAAATGGAAGGAGTACTCTAAGGAGCTTGACAATTTACGAATACAACAAGAGTTGCTGTTGGCTGAAGAGACAGCTAGGCTTGATGAATCTGTAAAAAGAACCAAAGAAGCTGCCAAACAGAAAGCCATTGATCAACAAAAAATTGATGAAGATGAGCGTAAGCGTAAGATAGCTGAAGAGGAGGAGATTCAAAAAAAACTAAGAGACAGGAAAAGCAAGGCTTACGAAGACTACCTAAAAGCAAGATCTAAACAGAGAGAGATTGAGGGAGGAAAGGTGCTTGACTTCGAGTTAGAGATCTTAAAGATCCAGAAAGATAGGGCTTTGTCTAATGAAGAGTTAATTAAGGGAGAGAGGCTTGCCATCCTTGAGCAGTACTATGTAGATAGACTAAAGCTCATAAACAAATATGAGAACCAAGAGAAGAAGATCAAAACCTTCAACCAAAGAGAGGTTGACAAGATTGACACAACTAAGCTTGGTAAGGAAACTCAGGAATCTTTAGCTATAGCACAAGATGCAGCTAACAAGGAGAAGAAGATAGCTGAAGACAAGAAAAAGATATATGACTCCGTTGCTGGTGCTGCACAGTCAGCATATTCTTCTATTGGCGATTCTGCTACAGCAGGACTAAGGCAATCTGAGGACGCAGGGGAAAGGTTTCTTGGCGAGATGGCTAAAATGGTTACTGAGATGATGGCTATGTTGCTTGCTCAAGCAACTGCTTCAGCTATTGCAGGCGGTGCTTCGTCTGGATCAGGAACGGGACCAGCAGCAATCTTTACAACACCAGCCTTCATTGCAACTTTAGTTGGTGGTGTCATATCCGCTTTTGCTGCAATACCAAAATTTGAGACAGGTGGTATTGTTGGAGGAACATCTTATTCTGGAGACAATATAACAGCAAGAGTAAATTCAGGCGAGATGATACTAAACCAAAACCAACAAGCCAATTTATTTAAAATGGCAAATGGTGGTGGAGGAACAGGTGGCTTGGTTGAGTTTGAAATAAGAGGAGACAGGTTGTATGGTATACTGCAAAAGCAAAACAATAAAAGAAAAACATTTTAACTTTCATAAAGTATGGCTTTAAAATATAGGTGGGAAGGTACAGATATTCAAGGAAAGTCAGTAAGGGTTGATATTTATGACAACCTATATATGGGTGCAGAAATATTTCCATTAAATATAATGGAGAAGGGGATACATCTGGAGCAAAATGAAGATGAGTGGCTGATTGGATTTGGACTAACGTTAGATCTACTTGAAACCCCAAGTGATGATTATTACAGTATTGTTTCTGGGAGTGTGAATGAAAGGCGAATTGAACTTTATGTGGACAATGATCTAATTTTTGAGGGCGAACCAGAAAAATCAACATTCTCATCATTAGTTTTTGAGAATAACAATACAGTTAAGGTAACATTTTCTGACAGAATTGTTGGGTTAAAGAACAGAGACTTTAAGATACTTTCTTTTAGTAATCAAAAATTAATGAGCATTATTTCAGGTGCATTGAATTTAATTAATATAAATGACGACATTTTTGTGAACTGTGATTTGTATGAAAAAAATGCACCAATAAGCTTAAATAACTCCCTTTATGACAAAACTTTTTTAAGCACTCAATCCTTCACAAGGGGCGATGGCGATTCCTATAGTTTATTTGAAATAGTTGAGTCCATTGTTGCATCATTTCATTGTGTTTTATTTAGGCGAGGGAATAGAGTAATAATAGATAACAGAAATGATTACAATCAAGTTAGTGGTGATTTAAAAAGCTATGTCAGATATTATTATCCATCCTACAATACAGGTTACTATTCTACACTCTCCGACATCATCCCAAGTTTTACAGACCTAACATTCATTGGAGATGTTGAGAGATCTATGAACCCAAACAATAAGTCACTAAACATAACCGTTGAGCAAATGGATGTCTATGCGCCAAGTGAAGGTTTTGAGACATTGAGGGAATCAGCATTGGAAACAGGTTATTTTAATTCAAGCTACAATGTTTCAAACATAAGAGACCTGTCTTTTGGGAAATGGGGCAAAAGTGGAGACGTCAATCTTGTGTATCACGGAGAAAACAGCTCCCTTGTAACAGAGGTGCAGCCAGACCCAACAGCAACAGGTGCAGGGGATATTTACGATGAGTACGGGTACGTGTCTTTCGCCAGAACTATTTGGCAAGATCAAAGTGCTAGAATATTGTTTTTTAGAAAAACTGGAGTGTGGAATCAAACGTCAGGAGATACATCAGCACCATACGTTTTATCAAAACTAACAAATGGTTCTCAAATGACGCTTCAAGATTATGTTTCAGGGGCAGGAACTCAAACATTTGATATCGTTAATGTTAATTACAATTACGCTTATGTATTCATAGCCATAACAGTGACACATCCAGATATAAATGTTATAAACTACGTATTCACACAACACAAGTATGCTGTTAAGTTTGGTAAAGATCAATATAGAGATGCCATAAGAGGAAATATTTTAATAACAGACATCTATGTAAAAGATGGAGATAGGCTTGTTGATGAAATAAGAATAGGGCATAATGTAGCTAATTATTTGCCAACAAACAATACAACTGGAGCACCAGCATTATGGTATGCTTCATCATTTGATGCAATATCACCAGAAGATGACAATAGCATAACAGTTAAATTTAAAGGTAAGGTTAGAGCCAATCTTGGAGATGAGTTAAACCACAAGAGATCATGGTGGTTCTTTTTGTATATATTGATTGAGGATGCAGATGGAAACTTGTGGAATCTCGGAAGAAATGGAATGCATGGACACACATTGATAGACAATTTTCAGACAGTAATAAATACAAGCAATCACAACCTGTTTGCAATAGAATTTTCAGCAGGAGATGAGGTTGTTCCACCAGGCATAAAGGTTTATGAGTTTAACGTAAGTGAAACGGTGTATCTAAATAACATATTTGCCAACCTCAAGCAAAGTCAAAATAAAATATACTTTGGCATAACTCCAATATATAGAAGGAATGAGGGGAAAGGACAAGCAAATAAGTATTATGAGTACAACTACCTTGATATCAATGTAGATTATTTGGAGCTATATGATTTTAGTGTAGATTTACCGAGAAGTAAGGACTTAAATAACAATTTTATTCTTGAAAACACAAGCTTAAATAAAGAGAGTGAAAAGAAGTTGAATTTACTTTTTGGAGACAAAGCTTCAATTTTTTATGTAAATGGGTATTTATATGAAGATAATTTTGCAAGCAGAACTTCAGAGTGGAGAAGAGGAAGTACAGATGGATATTTGGGGTTAGGACAAATGCTTTTAGATGAGATGTATGACAAAGTTGCTTTTGATAAAGACACTTACAACTTTACCACAAGGAATGGTTATAGCTTTAAGCCTCACAGTAGAGTTGATGTAGATGGTGAAATATATGTGATCACCAGAGTTAGTTCCAATGTACTAATGTCTGAATATAATGTAAATATGGAAAAATGGCGATAACTACAACAATTAAGGCAGTTAAAACAGTTCATCAGATACAGAGAGATGGAGCTAATATACCTTCAAGCAGTATTGTCTCAACATCAGCGTCTTTCGATAAATATAACGCTCAAACAGTTAGTGGTGCATGGAATATAGAAGATGAGCTATATGAAAGTGATGATGCTGTATTAACTTCAAGCAGTGCTGTTGGCGAAGGTTTTTTAAAAACTGACGACAACGCCACTATTACTGGGCTGTGGACATTTTCAAATAATCTAACAGCAAACACTTTCTCATTAAGTAACAATACAAATGTAATAAAGGAGAACATAAACTTTTCAAACAGTGTAGATATAGGTAACGACCCAAGCATTAGTGTGGTTTACTTGTTTGGGGGTGAGGTTGAGGTCGCTAGAGTGACTAGCTTAGGTATGTCAATGCAGTCAAGGCTTGTTGGGCAACAGGGGTCAGATATAGTGTCAACAAGTCAAGTGACATTAAATGGAACTAATAATGGGAACACTTACGTTATTACAGGTAACACTGAAATAAATCTAATAAACATATTTCAATGGAAAGATGGAGCTAGAGTTACATTGAAGTTCTCAGGAACACCGAGAATTAGGCACAATCAGACAGCTAGTGGCTTTTATTCGCCAATCCTCCTTGCAGCAGGTGAGGATTTGGTTATGGAAGCTGGAGACACATTGGATTTAGCTTTAATAGATGGCGAGTGGAATGAAGTGAGTAGATCTCATAAAGTAAAAAACAAAAAAGTAACAACAACAATAGATTTTACAATAGTCAATACCCACAACGTATCATTGGCTATACCATCTTCAGCTACAATAATTGGAGATATTGGTTTCTTCATAAAGCAAAACACAGGATCTACGCTTTATCCATATAACACAGTAAGTAGCACTTTTGTTAACCCTATGGTTAATTATAATATCTATGATAGTGCAGGAACTATGGCAATTCAAATAAATGTATTTGATGCAGGGTTTTTTGATAATGCTAATTACAATAATGCGCCAATTGAAATTAGTTTTCAATACAAAATTTAACTTAACTTTCAACCAATTAAATCAGTCACAACATTAAACAAATACATAATGAATAAAGCTTTTTTGAATTGGTTTATGGGCATATCCATGTCCATCCTACTAGGCTTTACGGCTTGGGTAGGGACAACACTTGTAGAACTAAAAGTTAATGTAGCCGAAATAAAGGTGAAGGTTACTCAACTAGAGAAGGGTCAACGGATTCTTGCTTACGAACCTGCAAGTGAAGCTAGATTAACAGAACAAAACGTGAGATAATGGTAAACAAAATCACGACTGTATTAGGAGTGCTGCTTATAGCGGCAGCCTCCTATTCAGTATTTAGACTAGATAAGGTGATGTGGCTAGATGCATCATTTGGCATCGGAATGGGTGTGGGGCTAATCTATACAAAGAACAGTTCATTAAGTAGGAATTTGTTTGATTTGATAAACAACAAAAAAGATACATCTAAATAAAAATACAATATGAATAGGTATCATAAGGGCACTGATATATTAAATACAATAACTGTAGAGAATGTAGATATTTCAACAGCAGTTAATGTGTATGTGATGGTTGTAACTCCACATGGAGAGAAAGTGAAGCAGATGGCTTTGTATTCAGAGGTGGGGTTCATTGACGGAGATCTTTCATTAAGTGGAGATGAGATTACCGTAAAAGTTCACAGAGCTGAAACATTATTGCTGGAATATGGCAAATATTACTATCAAGTGCTAGCTTCATTCTCAGATGCAGGATTTGAAGATGCAGTAAGAATTGATAGTGCATCAAAGTGCGCTTTCCAAGTCGTTAGAGACATTGAAGACACGGTTGACGGTAGAGATATTGAGATAGACTTACCTAAATACCAAGGCGAGTCATGTTATTTATATGTCGCTTATGCGAGCGATGATATTGGATCAGACTTCTCGTTAGTGCCAACAGATACCTTGAAATATAGAGCCGAGATTCAATCAAGAGTTGAATTAGTGCCACCAACAGAAGTTGACTTTAGTGGAGCTATTTGGGTAAAATATCTTGGAGAAGATGGAACAGGTAGTGGGGACGCTACATTGCAGGAAGACATTGAATCTATAGGTGTTGGAACGGTAGGTGGTATCAACGAGGGAGATATTTTGTTGACAGGAACAACATTTACTGAGTTCACAAAGCAGTTATTGCAAAAAGTAGTTCCACCAACATACATCAATCCAACGCTATCATTATCTGTATCACCATCAGCATCACAAGAGATTGGAAGCACAACTAGCTTTACACTAACACCAAACTTCAATCAAAACGATGCAGGAGCAGTAAACAGTGTTGTCTTTAAGAGAGCTGGGGTCACTATACACACCCAATCAAACCTAGCACCATTCGTTGATACAAACAGGACAGTTGATTACTCATCACTTTTGTACTCTGTTGAAGTTAGTTATGATGATGGAGCTGTGAAAGACGATAATTTTGGCAACCCATATCCAATAGGGCAAATATTGGCTGGAACTATTGTTGGAAATAGAACAGTGACAGGAGATTACTATAATTGGTATGGAGCTTATGGAACATCTGCACCAACGCAAGGCAGTGATATTAGAACACTGAACTCAACATTCAATACATCATTTACTCTCAATACAGGAACTACAGCCTTATTTCACACAATAGCTGTTCCACAATATCTAGACCTAATAAGCGTAATTGATCAAGATGCACTTAATGCAAACATAACTGTGGACTATCAGCTAAGTGGAACAATAACACAAGTTCCAGATGGAGGAGGAACATTAGTTCAATACAAAGTATATACACTAGAAATAACAGTTCCATACAGTACAAACCATAGACACAATGTAGTAGTAGGATAATATATGGCAAGTAATTTAGAATTAGTGGGTGGAGTTAAGACACTAAACCCACAACCAACAGACCCAAGGTCACATAGAGAAACGTTCGCTGAACTGCAAGCAGATGCTACTTACTACATAGGATACAGATCTATTCATGTGGTTGAAGATGGAAAAGACTATAAGGTAACAGGTGGATCAGTTGGAGCTTGGGTACTTGAAGAAGTTGATGCTGGAGGTGGCGGAATAGAAGAAGCCCCAATAAACAATAGAGAGTATACTAGGCGAAACGGAGCTTGGGAGTCAGATGTATCAAGAGATGATGTTGTTATTACATTAGCTTTGGGGGAAGACACTAGTGATGTTAATGCTGTTCTAGACACCCTTCCAAGAAATAGACAGGGAAGTGCTATATATATCGCTTTGGAGGATGGAGCGCACACACTGACAGGTCAATTGAGTTTAGATGGATTTTACAATGGAAGTATTGTAATTACAACATCAACACAGTCTTCAGATGACCCTACAGTAGCAAGACCAGCATCATTGCAGATGCCAGCATCTTGGGTAAACTATGTAAAAGGCAATGCAACATTAGAGTTTGTGGGTATTGAGTTTATTGTAAATACACCTTTACCAACTATAGTAACATCTCCAAAAAAGGTCGTTAATTTAAATAAATGTAGACTAAATTTTTCAACAAACCCAACTACAGGTCTAGCTTCCATATTAGAAGTGTTTTCATTAAGTACAGTATCATTTGATAATATATACCTAATTCCATCTCCAACAGCTAGTGTCAATACGATAGCTTGGAGTTTAACAAATAGTGGCGATGCTGCTGGAAGTATAACACATTTTAAGAACTGTATTTCAAATGGGGTTGATGATTTTGATTTCTTATATGTTGGAAAGGGGTCAATTGTTGATCATGCTGACAACACAGGCGTTGTTTATCAGCACAATGGTTTAGCTACAGTTTTGTCCCCAACTGGAGGTGGTGGGGGAGATCAAAATATACCTGCATGGAATAACAGCACATCTTATGATACAGACTTTATTGTTCAGTACAACTCTAGACTATATTCATCAAAAGTTGACAGCAACTTAAACAATCAACCACCTGCAAGTGGTGAAGATGCTTTTTGGTTAGAGGTTAGTGCAAGTGAGACAACAACAACTCCATTGTGGAGTCCAGGTGTTTACAGTACAGAAAGATCAGAGGTTTTTTATTACGATGCAGCAAATGACAGGTATGAGAAATATGTATTAAGGGCATCAGTGCCATTTACATCAAGTAACCTTGAGGTTGAGGCAGCGAATGGAAATTGGCAAACAACAAGCGAGTTTAATAACATTTCAGACGTTGAGGCTTCAGATTTAACAAGTGGCACAAACAGTAATTTACACTTTCACTATTCAGATAGATCTAGATCCAATCACACAGGAACACAGACACATGATACAATAAGTGATTTTGACACTGCTGTAGCTTTGAATACGTCAGTTGTTGCCAACTCATTAAAGGTAAGTGCAGATGGAAGTATAAACACTCACTCAGACGTAGATTTAACGGGATTGGCAGATGGTCAAATATTAAAGTACAATTCCACATCAGGTAACTTTGAGCCTACTGACGAGAGTGGCGGCGGCGGCCACACTATACAAGACGAGGGGACGCCATTAACACAGCGTACTAATCTTAATTTTGTAGGAGATGCTGTAACAGTAACAGACGATAGTGGTAATGATGCTACGGTAGTAACGATAAATGGCGGTGCTGCATTTCCACAATGGGAGCAAAAAACGGCAACGGCGTGGGATGGCTCGAATTATGCACCTAATGGGCTAGAAAGTGATTTACAAAAAAGAACTGTTAATAATGGCGTAAGTACACTTAATTTTATAGCACCTACAAACTTTCCGACAGATAGGAATGAGGTAGTAATTATTATTGATAACTCAGCTAATAATACAGCAATAGGTATTATCAATTGGACAGGTTATGTATTCAAAGTTGGTGTTAGGCCAAGTGGTTTAGCAGCTAACGCACAGGCTACATTAAAGCTAAATAATGAGTATGGTGTTATTAAAGCGAATTGGGAGGTAGACGAATAATGAGCTATAAAAATAATCAACCCTTGCAAGTTCTCAATAAGTATGATGAGACTACAGGGGAAATGGTGACAGATCCTACTAATCCTATTAGTGATAAGTATGGAGATAGGAGAGAGGTTAGAGAGGGAAGGAGTCTTTATTTTAATGAGACGTTAACCTACCTATATTACGGAGCTGTGGATATTACAAGCTGGACAGAGTTTGAGTTTTTTGTGCGGTTTAAAATGGATGTCACATTTACTAATACGTCTTTTCGTATAGTGTCTATACAACACAGTGGAGGGGATGACATTCGACTGGCTTCTATATCTGATTTGGGAGTTTTATCTTTTACAATGGACGACGGAACGGCTTTTGGTGCTCAATTACAGCAGGATTACACCGACGGGAATTGGCATTACGCTTTTTGCTCATGGAGTGAAACAACAAAACTACTTAGGGTTATTACCGATTTAGAGACCAGAGAACTAAATTACCCTAGTAATAGTTTTGATTTTTCTACCGCAACAGGTGCGACTGTAATAGCTAATAGAGCTGGCGGGTTGTCTGTAGATTTGTCATACAAGGGAGATGTAGAAAGCTTTGCATTAAAAAACACCTTATTTACAGAAGCAGAACGCACAGCGTTAATCGAGGGCTGTTTCAATAATATTAGTATTGAAATATACAGCACTTTAGAGGAAGAGGTTGGAACTATTGTATTTGATTTAACTAAAAATCATAATGCTACACTCATAAATGCCTCATCTAACTCCTATAATACTGTGAATTTGTTTTGTTCAAGAGCTAACGATTACGGCTACACTCTATCAGATGGCTCAACTTATTATTACGATCAAGCTTTAACTCAATTAATACCTGCTAATGTAATTATACCTCGTGATGAAAGTAATACAACTAAATGTTGTGCCTACATTACAGGAGGTGTTCAAGCGGATTTACAATATAAAGGTGAAAATCCTTACCCTGCTAAAGTGGTGCAGAGTGGTTGTTTTGCAGGAACTGGTAGCAATTTGATTGACATAGGACTCATAACTGATTTATTTGTAGATGATTTTATGTTTAAATTTAGATTTGAATTGAAAAATTTAAACGATATTGTTTTACAACGAATATTTAGAACTGGAAGTTATGGCGAATCAAATGGATTTGTACTTAGAACATTAGATTCAGTCGGATTTCAGATGACAATAGGCAAGGGTCAGGTTAATTTAGCGGATCCGATTTCAAAGTGGAAGATAGGTGTTCAATATTGTGTTGAAATAACAAAAATAGGAACAGCATTCAATTACACTAGAAAGGATCAACACGGGAATGTATTATACACTGAGGATAAGATTCTAAACTCAGCAAGCATGGACTATTTGCCTACTACATCAACAATCATTTACGGTGAATCGGAGAGTATTTTGCTATGTGATTTCCAATGGATAGAACTTGATGGAGCGGGGGATGTTGTCGAAACAAGAGGTAATTGGCCACTTACTAATTTAGAATCAGATGGAACAACTTACTATGATGTATCAGGTAATGGTAATCACGGTACTCTAATAAACGGTTCAAGCGCTAACTACGGTTTACAAGACGAGTTTCATTATTTACAGGATAAAGGCTTTAATATCGGAGAGCAGCGATTTTGGTATTCAACTGATTTCTCTATAGGGGTATGGGCAGCTAGATTTTTAACAAAAACAACTGGGCAGCCAGATGTCGATGGTGGAAACTTAGCGGTATTGATTACTAATACAGCAGCAGCGGATTGTGAGTTAAGGCAGACTACTACAGTTGAAAATTTCAATGTATTATCAACTGTTAGTATTGTAGTGAAAGCAGGTACATCCCCTTATGTATACCTTAGGGGCTTTGCAAATAATTATACTGTTATATTTAATGTAACAGATGAGACATATAGCATTACTAGTGGAACTGTTCAGTTAGCTAGTATAGTAGATATAGGAGATGGGTGGAAGTTATGTAAAGTAGTTGCAAATGGTATAGGTGGAGTTAACGGGCAGTTATATTCGTTCGGAGTTACGGACAATATGACTCAAATAAATTCAACCACAATAGGTAATAGTATATATCTCTATAAACCACATTTTTATGAAACATCAATCGCGCCTAATGTAGTTCCAGTAGAAACAGAAGGGGTAGGGACTGAGGTTTATAACAGAAAAATACCAGCTAAAGAAGATAAATCCACAGACGTTTTCGCAAATACGATTTTCATACCTCAAAACGGATATAGATTTCTAGACTCAGGAAGTAAGTTAAGACACCCTAAAGCACCTGCATTAATACAAGCAGATGAAAATAATATCCTATTCGATATATCAGGCGAACCGATAGATCAGGAATTTGATGATTTCACAACGAATAATTTATCAAACAATCAGCATTTTAACGATGTATCAAACACTAATTACATCGAACAAATGAGGTATCATAAACCTGACAATTTAGCAAGTCAGCAACAAATTAACACAGAAAAGAAGCTAACTAATAATTAAGTAATGAATAAGCCAGTTAGAGTAATAGTAAATAGAGAGTTAGTTAAGAACTTCACAAAAAGCAACCCTAACTCTAAAAAAGACAATGTTGCTGTGATGTTTAAGGATGATCTAATCACAGAGGGAAGCAGTAGGAGAAAGAATTCTGATTTATTAGTATGTGACCTTATTAGCGAAGGTTACGATTATATCACAGATTCTAAAGGCAGAGAGAGAAAAGTAAAAGTAAGTGAGGAAATTGATTTTGCGCCTATAAATTTACTATTCGTAGTTAATGACTTAGGGGGTGAGGTATATTTTTACAATCCTTATATTAAAGTAGCTGAGGCAAATATTGATGATGAGATTCCAGAAGGTTTACCCAATAGAACTTACACGGTTGTAATTGACGACTCAGACCCTGATAACATCATAACAGAAGAAAGAGTTCACACATGGCGGACATGGCGAGATGAAAATCATCCTTTAGGTGACGTTGTAAATGGTTATTATTACTTTATTTCAAATACTTTCTTTGATTACTTACTAGGGAGTGAATTGGTATTGATAAACAATGCTACAGGGGTAGAGATAATAAGTATTGAGCAGTATCAATCTGAAATGCCTGTTATTGAGATTTAATACTATAACCATGAAACCAAGAGATTTAAATATAATTAAAGAAGCCATCTTTCACATCAATGACTCACCCCACCCCCATCACAATATTGATACTATAGATGGGGAAGGATGGCATAAAGATAGATTCAACACAACTGCAAGCAAAGCACCCAAAGGCAAGTATCAGTATTGCGGATACCACTTCCTCATAAAGTTCGATGGAGAAGTAGAGGCAGGTAGGTTATTAGAGTATTATGGACAGCATTGCAAGGGACATAATTACAGATCTGTTGGCATTTGTTTTCAAGGAGACATATCAACAGAAATAACTGATGAGCAATTGTTGTCAGCTAGAGAACTGTTAATAGAGTTGCGAGAAGGAAAGCTAAAAAACTTATCAAAAGCAACTCAGCATAGTGACTACGAACCCAAAAAACCCCATTGTGCAGGACTTACTAAATCACAACTACAATTACTAAATCAAGTTTTATTATAAAAATACAGAAATAAATGGCTTTAAAATTTTTTAAGAGAGGTAATTTGTGGATATATCAAGGACATGGTGCAGAACTTGCTGAAGAAATATCTGTAACCTCTGGTTACTACAAAAGGGTAATAGATGGAAATATTATAAGCATAGTTGGTATCAACACAGACACAAACGTGCTAATTAAAGAAGAGTTGGTTACAGATATAGTTAAAAATGACAATGGAGACTATTATGAATCAATACTTGACTTTATTGCACTAACTGAACCATTTTTTGTTTCACAGTCTGTTTCTAGCGGCACTGACTATGCCAACAGAACATCAATGAATAGTGTGTTTGGTGAAAAATATGTTGGACACAGAAAGGTGAATGTTGCGTCTCAGTTTCAATACGGGTTTCCACAAGACGATGCCAATTCTAGTATTGTAGGATCTGGAAATATAGGAATATCTGAAAGTATGCTGTATGTACAAACAGGTACAGACACAAATGGATATGCATCCATATCAAACAAAAAAGCGTTAAGGTATATACCTGGACACGAAGCCTATATGTACTTTACAGCAGCTTTTACAGATGGTGTTGCAAACAGTTATCAGAGAGGTGGTATATTTGATGACAGTAATGGGTTTTTTGTAGGCTTTGAGGGGAGTCAGTTTTGTGTTTCTAGGAGGAGGTCTGGAGTAGACTATAATCACCAAATTGATGTAACTAAAGTATTTTCAGATGGGAGTTTTGATCCAACAAAAGGTAATATCTACAAAATATCGTTTGGTTATTTAGGCTTTGCAAATATAAGCTTTGAAGTTTTGTCCCCAAAAGGCAACTGGGTTGTTATGTACTCTATTGAATATGCAGGCAAAAACATAGAAACCCACATAACAAACACAAACTTGCAACCAAGAATGGAGATTGGTAATACTGGCAACAACACAGACCTTACGTTGAAAACTGGTAGTTTTAGTGCAGGTGTTGTGGATGGTGGAAGTGCAAGTGACCCCTTAGCCAGAATGTTTGCTAAGTCATTGCCAAGCTTGACTATTTCAGCAGGTGATTTTCACATCATAACATTTAGAAACAAAGATATATTTAATGGCATTAAAAACTATATAGAGTCATCCTTAAGGTTGTTATCTTTATCTACAGATTTGAGCAAAAACAGTATAGTTTCGTTTAGAAAAAATGTTACAATAACAAATTCTCCAACATGGGTTGATGTTGATACCGCAAACAGTATTCATGATTATGCACAAGATGTTACATTTTCTGGTGGAACAGAGGTTTTCTCAATAGCTTTAGCAAAGGTGTCTACATTCTTTGAAGATATGTATGATCAGAGAATCGAGTTACTACCAAACGAAACCATGACCATATCTATATATACACCACTTGGAACAAGTGGTACTATCGACCTGTCATTAAGGTGGGCTGAATTGTTTTAAAGTTTATTTATTTGTTTATCAGAGGATTCCTTACGGAGTCCTCTTTTTTTTGTCTAAAAACTTTTGATTTCATTTGGTGGTTAAAAATAAAACATTTACCTTTGTACAGAATTTAAAAACATAAAACATGAAAGAGAGAATAATTAAATTTGTATCAGTAGCAATATTAGTAGTATTAGCTATGACATTTTACAAACTATGGCAGTCATCAAGAGATGATGTTCGTAGGTGGGAAGAGAACTATAAACAAGTACAATCCGATTTAAGTGTAATACAGCTTGAATTGGGCGACTTTAAGGCGCACATGGATCAAAGTATAGACTCTGTATTAAAAGTGTCTAAAATCAAGCCTAAATGGGTAAAAAGCGTAACTGAAATAACAAACAATTACTCTGACACAGTTTATGTTGTTGCAAAGACAAAGAAAATTAACGACAGTCTGTACCTATGGAGCGACACTGTTGGGTGCGTTAAGGTTTGGGGAGACGTTAGAATTGAAGATAATGTGCCAACTGTAGCTATAAAAGAAAAGACATTTAAAAACAAATCTACTTTCATAAAGTATGACGCTAGAGCTAAACAGCCATTTCCAACAAAAAGGTTTGTGTTGTGGCATTGGAGACCATTCTGGAAAAGGAAGGGTAGGTTTGTGAAAGAGGTGACTGAGTGTGGAGAGACTAAATTTCATGAAGTTCAAGTGATTAGGTAGTGTCACCCTAACGTTCTGAATATGAAACGGTGGGATTTTACGCACCGACTTTGAAAATAATTACAAATGTAACTTAAATAGACTGGGCTAATTAGACACCCTGACACCCACTGTTTTATGTTTATTGTTAGGCTTTCGTACTTTTTTAAAACAAATTTTAATCAATAATATAAAACAATGGAAACTTTAAAAATTGAATTATCAGTTAAAGATTTAACTGAAATGGTAAAAGAAAATGTCGGAAATGCAGTTGCAAAATCGCTAAATGCTAATAAAGAACAAATTGAAAAATCAATTGACCAATATTTTAAAAAGTCAATTTATGACAACAAAGCATCTCAATTTGAAAATGCTTTAGATTGGGCTGTTGAAAATTCATTTAGGCATGGATTAGAACAAGCAATGACAGAGTTAAATTTTAAAGAATTAATAGCTCAAAAAGCTAAAGAAATTCTATCGGACAATAATTTTATTAAAGAATTGGCTGAAAAGAAAGTGCGGTCATCTCTTGGACTGCCGTCTCTTTAGTATGAAGCCTAACGGCTTGTAATATGAAAATTTAAAAATACGGATTATGAAACACTACAGATGCGGATATTGCGGAACACCAACAAATGAACAAGGCGACACTTTGAGCCTTGGCGAATGTAACAAACTAACAGAAGAGCAACTTAATAATGCCGAACTTGTACACGGCTATTGTTGCTACGAGGAACAGCAAGAAAGATTTCTAACAGTAACTAGAGATATGGCAACCGATGCTGGCGACTCCTCACTTGAAGGCGAGCGGTGGCGGTGGTAGGATGCTAGTATTTTTATTTTTTATATTACGTGTTACCACCAGTACGGCTTAATTATTAACAACTTAAATAAATTGAAATGATAAAAATTAACGCAGCAAAAGAGATACGAGAAAAGTTTGATTTTACCCACGTAGTAATATTAGGTATTGATAGCGAGGGTGGGCAGCACGTAGCAACCCACGGACTAAGTAAACAAAACACCACCGACACCCAAATGGGTTATGATACGGTGTTAGCACCCGTTATTTTAGAAGAACTTAACGATGCTGAATTGCTTGAAATAGTAAATGACTTGCAAGGAGAAACGATTGCAGAAAGTAGTACAGTAAGGCAACTTGCAAAACAATATTTTGGTGGTGATTCGTTAACACAAATGATGTTTGTTGCACTAAAAGTATTACCGATTGTCGCAGAACGAATGAGATGTTATAGTCCGCACCTATAATGGGTGCTAACGTAAATAATAAATACAGTAACGACATGAATATTATAGAAAAGATTATTAAAAAGTACGATGTACAAGCTATGCACAATGATAACTTTAGAAAAGAGTTATTGGATTTATTTAGTGTTAGCAACCGTATTTTTAACTAAAACAGAATATACAAATGAAATATATGGGAAATAAGAATCGGATAGCAAAAGAAATATTGCCGATTATACTTAAAGACAGAAAAGAAAACCAAACTTATGTTGAGCCGTTTTGTGGTGGATTAGGAACTATGGACAAGGTCATCGGCAATAGGATTGCAAATGATAAAAATAAATACTTGATAGCGATGTGGCGAGGGCTTCAAGAAAATCGTGAACGACCTTACCAAATAAGTAAAGATCTTTACTCTAAAGCAAGAACAGAGTATAACAACGGAACTAACATTGATTTTGACGATTTCTTGATTGGATGGATTGGGTGGATGGGAAGCTATAACGGAAGATTTTTTGATGGTGGTTATTCTGGACATTGTGTAGGAAAAACAAAACGTGATTATATAAGTGAGCAAATAAGGAACACAGAAAAACAGACTAACAAGATACAGGGGATTGATTTTAGAAGTTGTGATTATAGTGAATTTGAAATACCAAATGAAAGTATAATTTATTGCGACATACCATACAAGGACACAAAGCAGTATGCAACTTCTAAAGGTTTTGACCACGTTTCGTTTTGGGATTGGTGCAGAGATATGACAAAGCGAGGGCATCAAGTATTTATTTCTGAATACCAAGCACCTGACGATTTCATTTGCGTATGGCAAAAAGAAGTAACAAACTCAATGAATACAACTAAAACTTATAAGCCTATGGAGAAGTTGTTTGTATATGGTGGGTAACGTAAATAATAAACACTGATTTTTAACGGATTAATAACGGATGAACATAGAAGAACTAAGAAAACAGTACTTAACAGAGGTTGATGGTAGCAGCTACCTTGACTACACAGGTGTAAAAAGCGAGCAATACATACAATGGCTAGAACAACAGTTAGTAAAATTATTTGCTATACCTGTTGTTAGCTGACTGGTGCGGAAAATTTAGTACAAACTTTAATAAAAGAACAAATGATAGTAAAAGAAAAAATAGGGGAGCAATTTTTTGAATTAATACAAGGAGATTGTAATTTAATTGAAAATATACCGTGTTATGATTATATAATTAGCGATTTACCATATAATACTAATTATGCAAGTTGGGACAAAGGGGTTAAAGCTAATGAGGTATTTAATTTTAAAGCAAAAGGATATTTATTGTTTTGTGTACAACCTTTAACAACCGAACTGATTACCTCAAATATAAAACAATATAAGTACGATTTGGTATGGTGCAAGAATACATATAAGAGTAATTCATTTAAAACAAGAGTTGGTAGGCAACATGAAACAATACTTATATTTGGAGATTTACCTTATAACGCACAGCTTTTAAAAAGAACAGAAAAAGAAATGCAACGACTAAATTATGAACAGCGAAAAAAATATGAATATAAAAACCCAGGTAGTGTATTATTTTTTGATGCCATAAACAATCGCAATGGAAGCAGGACAGGACACCCAGCTGAAAAACCAGTAGCATTAATGGAGTGGTTGATAAAAACTTATACAAATGAAGGCGATGTTATTTTTGACCCTTATATGGGTAGCGGAAGCACGGGTGTAGCTTGTAAAAATACCAACCGCAATTTTATTGGCATTGAAAAAGACGATAACTATTTTAATATAGCAGTAAGCCGAATTAGAGGAACTGAACCAAAACCCCAATTGGCTGATAAGCCAAAAGCGGGCGGGCTTTTTTCTTTTACGGATGAACCCACAAAGGCTGATTAAAAGAGCGAATGTAGCACTTGCAGCTAACGGAATGTAGCACTTGCAGCTAACGTTCTGAATATGAAACGGTGGGATTTTACGCACCGACTTTGAAAATAATTACAAATGTAACTTAAATAGACTGGGCTAATTAGACACCCTGACACCCACTGTTTTATATTTATTGTTAGGGTGCGTTAATTATTATGCTTTACCGAAAATTGAAACGAACTTGGACGCACGGATATATCAATTATATGCCGAACTTCAAAAAGGCTTTTCCAGAACTTAACCAAGTAAGTAGTGAGGAAATGGCAGACCGATTTATTGAACTTGGATTAGATTACTTTACCGAAACAAAAACACCTGTTAAATGGTGGATTAGATTTACTCTGCCATTTGCGTTATTGACAATGGTACTAATGTTTATAGGATTACCGATAGCCTTTTTGATTACAGGGCAATGGGGGTATGCTTTAGGTGATAACAACTTTTTATACAACTGGCTTAAACAGCTTAGATTGTACTAATGCACCCTAACGTTGAATGTATGCACTGATTTTTAACCGATTAAAAACACGAAAGATGATAACGAAAGAAACAATAATGGAAGCATATTTATTTATGCGCAAAGAAAGCCAAAGCGTACCTAGCGAAACACTAGAGTTTATGAAAGATACCGCCCTTGCTGAATTGCAGAAATGTAAGGTTAAAAATTTGGGTATACATGGTGTTAGCAAGCCAAAGGGTACGTTTGTGCCTGACGATGTAAAGCTACCAAAAGAACCAAGACCGATAAGTGTAAATACCCAAAGCGGTAAGCCAGTTACATTCAGGCACAAATGATTGCTAACGTTTAGTATATGGCAAGGCAGGATTAAAAGCTGCAACCTACCGAACCAATAAAAAGTTAATTAGTAGCACAAAAATAGCAATACAGAACACGCCCCTGCTTTGCTATATACATTGTTATAGGGCGTTTTTCTTTATGATTATGATTTACGTATATGAGATTAATATAATGGATGCTGAAACTTACAAAGTAGCACATACCACCAGAAGTGAGGGTAAAAACCAAAAGGAAGCGGTTAAGAACTTTAGAAAGGAACAACCAGAGCTAAGAGCTAAATACATAGACAAAGGTGGTTTTTGCATTGGTTTGAAAAGAATATGCAAAGCTCCATTTCAGTAGGGATTAAATGCCCTATAACGGATTGTGGTATGAAATCGAAACCGACAACACCGCAGCCCGAACAATGAGACTAAGCAAACAGAGGTTTTGTTTTATACCACTTGTTACCAACTGGCGGTTATCACGAACCTTGATTAAATGAACAGAAGTAATAATTAAATATTTTTAGCGATGGGAATTGAAATAATTAATGACACAAAAAAAGTAAAGGCAAGAAAAGCCCATGTATGTAACTGGTGTGG